GTCGATGCATAACTCTCAATTGCATTTACAACAGATGCCTGCACTGTTCCTTCTGGACTCAATGCGACAGTATCGTTGTATTTGACTATACTAGATACCCCAATAAACGTATAATCTGGATCTACTATTGTCGGTGTTATGCATAAAATCTTATTTGGTGCCAATATCTCATCTGTGATCTCAGTCTTATCTGCATCCGTGAGTGTATATCCTGTTTGTGGTTTTATAGACACAAAAACCTTACCATACTCAGGTGGGTCATTTTCTTCACCACCCCATGTAGAAACTGCAGCTGCATTTGGAAACTTGTTCTGTATAAACGTCTTGTAATCGTTTGCAGTCACGGTTCGTTTTTGGGTCTGAAATGATTTCGGTGCAAAGAATTTTATGGATTCATTCGTTTCCGAATCTGCACCACCTGTCGTGGATGATGTAACAATAACCTCAGTACTGGATATCCCAGTTACAGATGTCGATAATTCAAACGATCTCGACCCAGAAACATCAGTCGTACCTATCCCATTGGAACCAATTCCAGTTCCTATCACATACGTCAACTGTATTACATTCCCAGTACTCAACTTTTTACCGAATATACCATCACCAAAACTTATCAGATACTTACCGTTTTCAACTTCCTCTAAAAAATAAATTTTAGAGGTAGATGTTAGTGTAGATATCTCATCAAACTGTGTATAAGTTTCCGTAGCACTATCCGTTGAACTATTTTGTATTTTAACAGTTAATGTAGATATATCCACATTAGGTTGCAACTCAAATCGTTGCCCTAAATTGTTGGTATCCACTACATAATTCTTCGTAGTTCGTTTACCCTCATTCAGCACCACACCCGTTATCGGAAATGTTACATCAACTCCATTGGCAGGTACGGTTGAATATGCATTCATTGTTGTAAAATCATAAGATGTGGAATCCGACCCAGTTGCCATAAATTTACTCCCCACTGGAAGAGTGAATACAGTATTCACACTGGGTGCATTAGATGTAGTTAAATTCAAAGTCACAGTTGCAGTTGCACTTTTTGCAGAAGTTGGTACATACCCCAAATGTTTTGCAATAGACGCAATCGATGATCGATTTGATGCACTATCCAAAAACATTTCATTGGCTACCATGTTCACATAATATGACATATAATGTGTATTGTATGATAACACATCGAGAAGGATATTCAATGCAGAACCTTCAAACGAATAATCTTGAAAGTCGGACTGTGATGACAAATAATCCTTGAGATTGGTTTTTATACTATCGAAATCTAATTCTGTTATTCTTAAATTTGTCGTTGCCATATTACCTTATCCGTTCTAATAAAAATTCCAATTCTTGTGTATTGACTGGATTTGGATCATTCAATATCGTATAAACTAGGATAACTTGATATGTATTAAGATCATCCAATGCAACTACATCTACTGTATTTAGTCGTACTCTGGGTTCATATGCATTTATACAATCCTGTATTGCCTGTGAAATAACAGTTGCTGTAATAGGCGATGCAAGTTCAAATAGATAGGATCGAACACTACAGTGTATTTCAGGATGAAATGGTTTATCATACCTATTCAACATCACCAAAGTTTTTATAGATTGCTTCACCGAATCTTGATACGATTTGGTTCCAACATCCTTAGTGACCAGATTCTTACTAAAATTTATATCTAAATCATTGTACTTTCTAGTTTGTATTAACATAATCGATTCCTATCAAGTAGTTGTTGCGGCTGTATTTATTGCCAAAGACTTAATTTCCGATTCACTTATTATTGGATACATCGTTTCTCCCTGTTTTGTTGCACCTACAAGGTTGTTTGGTACTGCCCCCATCGGTACTGGTGGTATAGCAATCGGTGCAAATGGTAAGGAACCCACGGCAGTAGATACAAACCAATTTGGTGCCTGTATATATCCCTGATTGGCAGGATTAACAAATATACTATTATCAACAACGAGTGATCCTTTTATGTGAACATCACCCGTCAACGTAATCCCATCAGTCGTAGTTATTGATAAGTATCCAGTATTCATACCTACGGTTCCTGAAGTCGTATCCGTTGACATATAGATCGAATCAGTAGATTTTATCACTTTACTCTCACTGATTTCTGTAGTCCTACCACCTATATTGATATTTAGATCACCTTTAATGTGAACATTTTTTTCATCCAATGTTAATTCGTAATTTTTGCCTGTAATTTTCACCACTTGGCCACCATCTGGGTGTATCTCATAAAACGTACCAGATCGATGTGTTATTGATATCCGTTCTGCACCTTTGGTATCATCAACCTCCAGTACATGACCCGACTCACTCTCAGTTACCTTATTATAAGGATATGCAGCTGCATATTTAGTTTCTGGTTCTTCTATAAACTTCTTACCATCTAAACCCACATCCCCTTCCTTTATCAATGTATTATTACCCAACATAGTGCCTGTTGTTGTACCAACTGCGAGTTTGTGAGTATTCATTTCACCTACATCATTTTCACTAACCAAGAGAGGTTTATCTGGTTTTGCTGAATTGGTTTCTGGATCATTAAATCCCTTACTTGGAACATTCTTATTCACCATCCCAGAATCTATCTGATGAGTCATAACTGGTTCTTGTGCATTCCTACCATCACGGAAAAATCCCATTACCCAAGTACCCTCCCTAGGTCCTGTTGGAGTACTATCTGGTTCTGAATTTATAGGTGTTGCAGGATATGCCCATGGCAAATCATTTGTGGGTATCTTATTCTTATTCTCTGTGTGAAACCCAAGAATCCGTACTCTACATCTACCTATCTTCAATGGGTCTAACCTATCTTCGACTACACCTTGCCACCAGATGTACTCGAATCCCATGAAATTTTGTGTATTTTCCATATTACAATAACTCTTTCCTTAATGGAGTAAAATAAGAATCCTTAACAAGTTCCAAAATAGTTTCGTGGAACTCCTTGACAAATCTATTCCTCACACCCAACACCATATAATTCCCAGAATACAATTTATCCTCTGTTACCTTACCATCATCACTCGCAGCTGTGTTTGGATATTCAAAATAAATTAGATCACCAGATCTTCTGAGGGGGTCTCCTGGAACAGTAAGTATTAACTTATAGGTATTCAACTGTTGTAATTGTGAAACCCTAGATTGTATAGAACGTTCATGATGTGATGTGTTTCTATTGGGGATTCTAATTCCCCCGTACAATTGGTAATGTGAAGGTATCATCATTCTATAGCTATTATATTTCTCCGTAAAATCATCAACTGTCTCACTCTGCAACATAGTGGATTGTTGAGTCCCAGAAGTCACATTGGAATTAGTGTTTTCTTCCAAATGGATATAATCATCATAAGTTTCCTTATAATCAAAATCATATTCCTTATATGATCTTCTAACTATATCATGTGTGATCAACTTACTACCATACATCCCCAATGATAAATTCTGCAATACATTAAATGTTCTATCTACCTTGTAATCACTTGCGTTTCTAAATGCCTCTGGATTGATCTGTGCTGGATTTTCAGATACATTTTTCATCTGATATGTATAATGCATTTTAGTGCCTTCTGGATATAAATCCTTATCCATTCTAACCTCATCAATCAAACCCTCAAGTGAAACAAAATTGAATCCCTCGAGCGTTTCAAAAAAGAAATAATTAGCACCATTATATGTCTCTGAAATACCTCTAGACGACAACCAATTCATACTATAAAACGGACTCCAATTGGGTATAATCACATCATGTATGTTCCTAGTTTCCTCAACTACAAGTGGTTTTTCGGAATCAACATAATCTTCGTATATAGTCTGCACTATATTGGATATATTTTTACCCATATAACTTTGACTTATTTTTGTCTGTGAATTGGTTATGGTTTCCTCAGAAACAAAATTTATCACATAACCAGCCACTTGTTCTCCCACAGGAGTATATTGTGAAATATTATATACCCTGAAATCCTTTTCCACAGGAACAGAAGCCTCTATAGTGGGATTATCAAAAATAAGAGTTATTGTTTCATATCCAACGATAGGATAATCCACAAGTATATTATTGGTATCCGATATTGCAATATTCCCAGTTAATGTATGCTTGAATACACTCTCATAGATATTAATTTCCTCCATTATCTCCTTTATGGATAACCTATTATTGAATGGAGAAGAAAGAAATATATCATGTAATAAAAAATCACCTGGAATAATTGTATTACTTGGATTTGTTGTTAATTTTGCCATTACCTGTTTATTTCGGTTTTAAGTTCTGCATCGAATTTATCTGCAAACCCAGACATTAAGACATTTATTCTTCGTTTTTTCTCGTTTTCGGATTCCTCATAGTATCTATTACTTATAGTACTTGCACTACCTGTCCTATCTATTATATTTGAATCAGAATCTTCATAATGGTGAGGTGCATCAGTATGATTGGAAACACTTATTATCTTTCCTACTGCACCACTATCTGCACCCTTGATATAATTATCAACAACAAATGTTCCACTAGTAGTTGTAACTTGAGTAAGAGTCGTATCCAATTCAGATATAACACCAGTAACACCAGTTCTGCCTGTAGATCCGTATTCCTGTACAGTTTCCCCCACAAGAAAAAATCTTTCCCCTCCCACATCGGAACCATCTACCAAATCGGAATCGACATTATGATACAGAATAGTACCACTACCAGTAGCTTCCCATGTCGTGGGAGTCGTACCAGTTGCCTTAAACGTATGACCTGCACTTGGGGATGCACTTGCACCAACATTACTGAAATCATCCGTACCATAAACTGTATACATCGTATACGTTTCATCAACAATCAAACTATCTGTTCCACCATCATTATTTAAAGTATAATCAACTTCACCGACAGATGGATTGGCAGGAAATATCAATCCAAAATCACTATATGTTGTAGTAGTATAATGTGTAGTTGGAAATACTATTGTCTTACCTGGATACTTAGATTCAACGAATTTGTCAAGTTGTTCTTGTGATAATATCCAATCGTAATATGGATCTTCGATATTATTGATCATCATCAATATCCAATGTCTGTCTGATACATCGTATTCCTCGAAAGAAACCACTTCTGGTCTTTCATGTGCATTCAATATTCTCTCATAATAATTGGCTATAAAACTATTCAATGATTTCCTGACCCCAACTCTCCTGAAAACATCCGTAACAGTAGTGGTATTATCAGTGGTATCCATATTATAATCCATTGTTGGGAAATTTCTAAAATACATTATTATCTCCTATCTTACATTCGTATTACTTTGTGTGACCCCTGCCTCAAGACCACCATGTTGTCCAGCACTTCTTAGTGTTTCTTTAGTAACAAGATCAAGTTCTTTGAATGATAAATCGAGTTCAGTTACAATTGGTTCTCCACCAGGGAGGGATTGAAAACTACCCTCTGCCGTATAATTGACTTTAACACTATCCAATACACATCGACCTATTCTACTGAGATGTGCATTTGTTTGATATCTTCCCTTTACATTATGTAGGAAATGTATTTCCCATTCACTGGGATAAGTAAAAAATTTATTTCCATCTTCATATCCAGGACTAGATAGATACCTAAAAGTATCTACTATATTTTTCGTTATTGTCGATTCATCTTCGGATATAGGTATCATCTTGTGTTTAAAACTAAAATTCCTAAAATTGACACCTTTAAAATAATATTCCTCATGTGAATTCAGTGCAACACCCTTTTCTCGTCTAGTATCTCCAATGAGTCCACCAGTTCTTTCACCAAGGATATCTTTAAATGCCCTACCAAGCATACTCAATCCCCATCCACCACCCGTACCGAATGCTCTATCAACACGGGATGCCCGTTTTGCCTCTTTGGCTTCATCGGCATTCCATTCCAATCCTATTTCATCGGAAATATCTTCTGGTAAGGGAAACACCATACT